TATCGGCTTCGGCTTTGGCCGCCTTGGCGCGGGCTTCCATCGCCAGGCCCTCGGCAAGTTCCTTTTGCGGGTCGGGCTGCTGTTGCATGGCGGCAAGTTCTTCAGCCATCGCCGCAGCTTCTTCCTCGTTCGGCTCAATGACGCCCAGTTTCAGCAATTGCTTGCGGAAGTATTGCTGCATGTCCGCAAGGCCTTCGCCTTCCATGTTCATCATGGCCATGCTGCCGAGGATGCTGAGCGTCTGCGGGTCCTGCGTGATTTGCATCATGCCGGTGATAGCGCGCACTACAGCAGCGCGCCGGCTGGTCGTGCTTGGCCCAACGTCCACGGCCACGTCAAACTTGGCCTCGGCTATGTCGTTCTCGGTCTCAATCGCGCCAGTCTCTTTGTTGACCATCGGCCGGGCAAGCTCCACCGTGCGCGGCTCGCCGGTGGTTTGTATGGCCTTCATCTTGCGGTTCGGCTCGACGTAGATTTCACGCGCCATCGAGAGCCAGACTTCGCCGCAGCGCTTCACCGCCTTCCCAAAGTTGCTGAGGTAAATAAACGTCTGCATGTCCAGCTTGTTCTGGATCAGCTCCACCGCCTTGCCCGACATGTTCGGCTGCATGATCTCGGCTTGCTGCTGGTTGCCGAGGATTTCCTTCATGTCGGTTTCGGTGATCTGCAGCAGCGCGGCCATTGCCGGCGGTATCTCAGGCGCCCGCGTGTAATCAAGCGCGCCCAGTGGGTTCTCACCGCCGTCCGCATTGGTGACGGGATTGACTAGCAGGTACGGGTAACGCTTCACATTGTCGTCCGCCCAAGCGAGTTCGTGGCCGGCCACTTGTTCAGGCGTGAAGATCGGCTTCTGCACCGTGCTGTATGCGCTGATCTCGCCCAGCTTCGTGAGCTGCATATTCTTCAGGCGTTGCGCGTCTTTCGCCAGCCTGACGTGACCCTGGCAGCGTTCGATGTTGTCAATGAACCAGCGCTTGCCATAGACGGGGATGATCGGGATTTCGGACCCGGCTATGAGCCCGTAATCTTCCAGCACCTTGCCGCCTGACAGCAGGTACTTGTGCACGCGCTGGCGCTTGATCTTGCGCTCGCGCACCTCGACGCTGCCGGTGGCAAGCAGCATCCGCTCAAGCTCCGGGTCATCCTCGAAGTCGGTTTCCGAATACTTGGTCTCTTCGCCATCCAGCGAGCGGAATATGCGCAGCGTCTCGGTGACCTGTTCCTTGACGTAGTATTCGGCAATGTAGACCACGTCCGGCGTTGACCAGTCGAACTGGACGAAGTTGACCACCTTTGGCCATGTCGTGGGGTCATCGTCGAAACGGTCCTTGTAGGCCTGAATAGTCATAGCCGACAGGACGTAGCATTTCTGCGCGTCTTTCTTGTCCTGGCGCTTGGCGTTCAGGTCGAAAAAGACGGACGTGTCAGCGTCGAAGATGGGCTGGAAAACAATGCGCTGCTGTTCGTTTTCGGGGTCGCCCTCGTCTTCGTATTGGTTGGAGAGACGCCACGCACCGAACCCGCCGCCCACGGCTTCCTCAAAAGCGTTGTCGTAGGCCTCGTCGGCGCTGCTGTCCTGCTCGTCTGCCCGGTAGAGTTCGTCACAAGTGTCGGCCAGCCGAAGGTTGGTGCTCCCGTCCTTGGGGACAAAATCAACCGTAACGCGATTGTTGCGGTATTCGGATATGATCCGCATTACGGACAGAGCGACCTTGTTCACCTCAAACCTTGGTCTGTTCGCGTACTGTTCGCTGAGGTTGCCCTCCCACTGCGCGCCGGCGATGCTGTAGAACCGGCGGTCCTCCAGGCATTGAAAGCGCTCGTCCCGCATCGTGCTCTGGATAGCATCAAACTCGGTCAGCGCCTCGGTGTGGACGCGTTGCAGCCGCTGCTCTCTGGTTTCTCGCGCCATAGCGTCTGCCCTAACCTATCTCGCCATAGGTGTCACGATGGGGACCAACTTTACTGGGGTGCGCTGGTTGGCGGTTTTGCCCACCATCGACGGGAAGAGATCAGTCATCGCCCACACCAGCGCATCGACCCTGTCGGGGCTGCCTGCGCCCTCATAGCCAAAGGTCGTCATCTGGGTCATTTGCGTCTCGAGCTGCGGGAAGCTGCCGACATGGTGGACCCGGCCCTGCTCATACATGCTGGCGATCGGCTCGGCCCGGACATGCTTGCCGCGTGTGGCCCTGACCTCTTTGATCCGGACGTTATTGCGCACGCTGCGCAGGGTTTGCGCCACCATGTCCCCGCCCTGGTTGACCTCGATGACGATCGCGTCGGCCTTGTGGGTATCGTATAGGTTAATGGCCCGCCGCGCCCATTCCATCGGACTGCCCTGCATGGAGCCGTCCTCAAGCACGTAAGCTTCCTGGCTCTTGTGATGGACGCCGGCCACGATGATACCGTGCTCGTCGCTGTCCTCGTTGTTGGATATCGCTGGGTCAACAGACACAACAACACGGTCCAGCGGGTCGCATTGCCTGACGCGGCTGGCTTCGATCTGACCATAGGTCCAGAGCGCATTCGGGATATCGCCAAGGATTTCCCCGCGCAGTTCCTGCCGGCCGAGGCGCGTGCCTTCATACCGTAGCTGGATCTTCTCGAGGAACTTGCCCGCTAGGTTGGAGCGGTTGTCCATCGTCGCGCCGCGCGTGATCGTAACCTTGCCTTCCGACCCGGCCACGATCGCCTTGACCAGCTCAACAGGCCTTGGCGTTGTCGTCACCAGCACGCGGGGATGATCGCCAAGGCGCAGGCCAAAGCTTAACTGGTCCCACGTCTCGCGGGCATAGCGCCACTTGGCCAATTCATCACACCACGCAAGGTCAAACTGCGGGCCGCGAAGCTGGTCAGGTTCGGTTGCGTTGAACGTGGTGGCGACAGCGCCGTTCGCCCATGTAAGGCGGCGCTTGGATGGCTCATAGAGCGGGCGCTCGGCTTCGGGGTAGACAGACAAGATGCCGCTGACGCCTTCAACCATGACGTCCCGTGCATCCGCCGCTGTCTCCCCGATCAGGGCAATCCGGCGATAACCCTTGGTCACGGCTTCCTTGACCCATTCGGCGCCGGTGCGGGTCTTGCCCCATCCACGGCCCGACATGATCAGCCAGATGTCCCAATCGCCTTCAGGGGTAATCTGTTCGGGACGGGCGAGGAAGTCGCGCCAGTCATAGAGCAGCGCTTCCTGCTCGGCTGGCGTGAGCTGGTCAACGATGGCGTTCCGCTCGTCGCGCGACAGGGCGGCCAGGCGCTCGGCGACGCTGGCGGTCATTTCGTCGCGATCTGTTCAAGCAGGGATTTGACACGTTGGCCGGCAATGCCGTGTTCGATCTGGACGGGCGGGCGGCTATCGTCGCCGCTGTGGTGCACCTGAAGCGGCGCAAGCTTGGGGAAGATGCCGTTGTAGAACGCGTCCGGGTTTGTCTTTGCCCACTCGACCAGACCGGCAACGCCGCCAAGCTCGGAGAATGCAATCTCAACGGCTTCCTTGAAGGCTTTGGTTTGCGTGCTGACCGAACCCTTCGGCCTGCCAGCTCCCGCTCTTTTCCCGCCCCTAGCCATTGGTGAATGCTTCGATATTCATTCAGCGTTTAGACTTCTTGGCAGTCTTCGCCGCAGCCTTAAATGCCGCAGCGGAAGGCGCGCCTTTGGCTCCGGGCTTACGCATTGTTTCGCCGCGTGCGCGCTTGGCGTGGATGTTTGCGTAAAGGCCCGGTTTACTCGCCATCGAAGAAGACCTCTATCGGCTCAGGGATATCAGCGTCGTGATACTCGTGACCTATCCAGATTTCAATCACTGCGCGGGGTGGATTGTCAAGCAGGATCGCGGTTGCCTGGGGCCATGATCTTGTGACCTTGAAGTTTTTCCGGAACGCGCTGGTCCACATATCGGCAACGGCCTGGCAGGCTGTGGCTTCGATCAGCTTCTGCGCCTTGCGCCTGCGCATGTCGGAGACGTCCAGCTCGCGGACGGTCTCCGTGACGTGCGCCATGATGGCGTCAATGAAGGCATCGTCGATGATGTGGGGAAAGAACACGCTCTGGAGGATGTTGGCTTTTGCTGCGTGCATGGGAAGGACCCGCCAGAGTTAG